ATGGTGAGTTTTAATTGTGTAAAGGAAATATTATCTTTATCCACGGTTGTTGGATATGAGAATGGTATACTTTATTTAAAGCTCGCCTTTGAACAGGAAGTTTTCGATTTAGCATTTAAACGTAGCGAACAATATGTTTTAGACCCTCAGTATTATGTGGTTATGAAATCGAAAGAATATCAACGTAACTTTCAGTCTTGGAATGATATTCCTTCTGTTCTAAAAAACTCTGAAGTTGAGTTTTTCACAGTTACAATGAATCTGGAGAGGTTAAGACAGAGTGTTGAAGTGTTTTTTGATGAGATTGAGCTGGTAAAAGAAAGGCCAATAGCAAGCGACAGATTTATACTTGTTTCTTCTAAAGCAAATGAAGGTAAATGTACAATATGTCCTGATGAGTTTAGCCGTAACGAGATCTTACGTTATTTCCAAGTTTCTAAAATTTGGGGAATATTGACCGCATGCTCTGATGGCGACACGGGAAGGCAGTTATTGTTTTTATCGAAGAGCAGAATATATATAGATCTTTGCTATAAATTCGATGATTTGGCTTTTGAGTTTGATGGTTTTGCAAATTTTGAAAAAATATTCTCAGACCTATTGCATGAGCAAGAGAAAAAGCACATTCTACAAAATGTACTTTTTTCCTTCTTATGGAGAGTAAAGAAAGAAGATCGACTTTCAAAGATACTATCTAATTTCACATTGTTTTCACGGATGTTCCAGGAAAATTATTTATCATTCAGTGTAGGGTTTAGTTTCGATAAAATTCGAAAAGAATACCAAGAGAAATTTAGAGACTATCTTTCGAAGCTAAATTCTATTATGTATGATACATTGACAAGGTCATTAGCCATTCCTGTATCAGGTGTAATTAGTTTTGCTGCGATGGGGAATTTTGATAATATTAATTCTTGGGTCATTAATTTAGCTGCTATCGTGCTGGCATTTTATACTACTTTTACAATTCATTATTTAACTAAATATCAGAGAGTGCTTGTAGATGAGTGCCAGGTTGAATACACAGTGCTTTTTAGTGAGATGCGTAATGAATTAAAAACTTTAGAGCTTTCAGATTTAAATGAGAAAGAAATTACCCTGGATTCACAATGTAATACGCTTTGCAAAATACTTAATGTGGTTTCGGCATTGTCATTTTGTAACTTAATTCTTAACTGTGCAATGTGTATTGCATCATATTATAAGTGATTCTTAATCAGGTTATCATTAATTAGCTTAATTTGATCTTTGTTTTGATCCTCCATCCAAGTTGAATATACCTCATAAACCATTTGCGCGTTTTCATGCCCCATCTGGCTGGCGATAAAAGAAGGGTTAGCGCCAGCGGATAACAGCCAGCAAGCAAAAGTATGTCGAGTATGGTAGGGATTCCTGCGACGAATACCAGCACGTTTTACAACTGCGTTAAATCTGGAGCCGATACTCGATAAAGAGTAGTAGGCTTTCTGTTCGCCCTTGCGCATCCTGGGCATAAAAACGAAATGCAGGTTTTGAGATTCCGATGCGCCATATTCCCTATGGTGGAAAACGATCTCTGTTTTCGGCTGTAAAGCTGTTAATGCGCGCTGGGCTTTTAACGCCTCCAGCGCAGGTTCTAACAATGTGATGACTCGGTCACCTGCATCTGTTTTCGGTGGGCCGAACATCCCGAGGGCATTCAGGTTGCGGCGGATGTGTACCGTACCGTTTTCCCAGTTGATATCCTCCCACGCGAGCGCAGCCAGCTCGCCATGCCTAACCCCGCTGTAAACCGCGAACGTCCACATGTTCAGGCTTTGACCCTTCTCATTATTTGCTAGCGATCCAAATTCCAGTTTTGTTAGCGGATCCGGTTTAATTTTCCCTTTCTGTAATTTTTTAATCCCGTCGTAAGGCTTGCTACTTATAAACCCTGAATGATGGGCGAACCTGAGTAGGGAGCACAGCAGAGAAACATAGTTATTCACTGTCCTGACGGTGCGGCCCTGTTTGTTACTTCTTGGGTTTGCCAGGTACAGTGTTTCGCCGTTGAGCAGCTCTTTTCTGTAATTCATGATGTCGCTATGTCGAATAGTAGCTATAGGCGTATCGCCGTTAATAATGTGGTTGAGCGTATCCAGTTGCGAGCGGGTTTTGCGCATAGTGTTTGCTGTAATTTCTGTTTCTTTCACGTTTGCCCAGAGATCGCAAAGCTCCGCAAAGGTTCTAACTGAAACTGTAGTCACCACCTTTTTAATTCTTTCAGAAGATGGAAAGCGCTGGTTGTAATCAAATTCACCTAAATTAATTTCGCTGACGATCAAGGCGCGAAGGTTACCGGCCTTTTTGATATTGGCAGGAGTGTTAGCCCAGCCTTTGAGAATTTCACGGCAGCGTTTACCTCTGAACATGAACCAGATACAGATCTTTTTGTTTCTGATTTCAACACCCGTCGGAAAGGCCGCCATCTCATGAATCCTGTATAAGCTGATTAATTTTTGGATGGTTGTACCAGGTAGTTCCCCGGAGTGTTTTTTCACCTGTTGGCGATACACGTTTGAAATGCAAACCCTCAACCCAACAGCCCTGACGATACTTTTCAATTTGACGTTCGCTCAGGCCTGTGAGTGCAGTTAGTTCAGATACAACAACCCATTCTTTGTTAAAAACAATCTGCGGCATGAGTCACCTCAAACCCGGCCTGAAGAATAACGCTGACCGGGTATCGTAAGTTGATTATCAAAAATCAGTCGTCGATAAGGACATCCAGCCAGAAAACAAAAACAATCAGCACCACGGTCACCACAAAGGCGAGGGCACAGAGAATCTTTAAAAGAGTCATAGCTAGCTAATCTCCTTAATCTTGCACCGCTTTTTCCTGCGCTTTTGTTTGGGTTTGATGCCCGGTGGCACTTTCTGCGGCCGGGCTGGGGGTAGCTCAAAATGTTTATCACTGATTCGGCGGCGGCTGTTCATTGACCAGACTATCCAGCCCGACCAGTCACGACCGTCATCAGCATGGTGCAGGGCACTCAGTAACTCCGTATCACCCTCGGTCAGATTTGATATCACTGCGTGGCCTCCTGAAATTCCTGCTTTCGAACCTCGTAGAAAGATTTTGCCTCTGCCTGTTCGGTCGGGTTATCCCGTAGAGACTTAAATGCTTCTGCGAAAGCCACTTTCAGTTGCTCATATGATTTGGCCGTCTCCGCAGCACGCAAGAAGTGAGCCAGGTCCACCCCGGCTTTTGTCCGGCCCTCATTCAGCCAGGCAATGAGACGCTCGCCGACTGATGCATCGATAACCGTATAGTCAGCGTTAGGGAAAAGTCCCGTGCGGTCTTTTGAGGCGATAGCAACGTGCGTTTCATGGTTGATATCCAGAACGGTAGTAAATTCGTATTCGACGCCATCACGCTGTTCTGACTTAAGCCCGAGTTTTTGCACCTTCCTTGAGCCCTCCATTTGCGTGGTTTCGGTCTTGCTTCGCATGGTGGCAATGACGTGCAGGCTGCTGCGCAGGATGGCATCGAGAAACTTGCGATGGCGCGGGGTAATTTCGGACCAGGCGGCGTGGGAGTTACCCTTAAATTTTGCTTTTGAAATAACATCCAGCTCCTCAAGGCAGCCACCGACGCCGTTCCATTCGTGAGACATACTGTCAATAATGACGATGTCATAGCCTGCACTCTCAGCAGTCTCTATAGCCGCGATAAAGCGCTCAGGGGTGAAGGGGGGCTCCAGCTCCAGTACGTCAAAATCAAATTCGTTTGAGTAAAGGGATGCACTCCCTTTCTCTGTGTCGATAAAGGCAACAGAGCCCCCCATGCTTTTTGCAATAGTTAATGCGCTGTAAGTTTTGCCTGAACCGCTCGGGCCTGTGAGTGCCAACCGCAGTCTGGCTTTTTTTCGCATGGCCTTTTCAAATTTCATATTTTTTATCCTTTAAGCCAGTGACGGGCGGTGTGTTTAATGTTGTCGTCCATATCGGTAGTCAGTATCCAGGACAGGTAGCCGCTGTCGATGCGGGCAATCTCTTCATAGGTCTTCCCGGCGTATTTACCCTTGCGCATGGTTCGCAGCAGGATGGGCTGGTTGCTGATTTCCAGCATTTCTTCTACAGACCATCCAGATTCTGTGTAGATGCGGGAGAACAACGCAGCGGTGACGTAGCAGTCATACAGCGCGCGGTGGGCGTGCAGGTGTTCCGGCACCCGGGGGTTGAGTCCGAGGGCGTAGCGCAGATACTGGTTGGCGTGAGACTCAAGGTCAGGCCACATGCGCGCAGCCAGTTTCCATGTGCACAGCCACTGCCCGCCCATATCCGGAAGCACGCCGCGGTCGAACTGCGCATTGTGCGCAACAAAGAGTTGCACGGTCTGATAGCGACCCACCACAGCACCAACAGAAGGCTTATCTGCAACCATTTCTTCAGTGATGTGATGAATGGCCATCGCACCAAACCCGATAGGACGGTCAGGCTTAACGTAGTCACTCATTGGGTTCACCGGCAGACCTCCGTCGATCACATCAACGGACGCTATCTCAACAATGCCGCCTTCGAAACCACAGGTCTCAGTATCAATAATTCGAAATATAGTCATACATTCCTGCCTTTATAGCCTGCCGCTCGGTTTTAAAATCAGCGTTCGCTTCCTGCTGCGAGAGTTCACTGGTCATTACTGTTAATTCATCACCGGACTCGCCGCCGGATAACCCGGCAGGCAAGAGGTTTTCATCAAAAAAGGAATCCAACGGCATTGCTCATTACCACCTGAATTGAGACGTATGCGCTGGTGTTTTATGTTTCGCTGGCTTTCTGAGCCTTGCTTTTAATTTATTAATGTCTTCTTTTTGCTCCCTTTTTAAAATGCACGTGGCGCAGTAGTAATCCTGTCTCTGGTACGGATATATATCTGATTTACGTAATTTCATTTCTGCCTGATTGTGCTGATGGCCACAGCCCCGGCAGTTGCAAATGTTGTTTTCCATTTTGTTATTCCTGAATTTAGAGTGAGTGAATCTCTGCCGGTTAAGGCATGAATAAAAATAACTCCGTTTAATTGTCTGAAGCGGTTACAGCCCCTGAATGCAAAATGCCATCAACGGGATAATATCCGGCATTTAAATAACGTTCCTCATAGATGATATGACTGCATTCAGCTTTCGTTTCGTAAACACCTTCAATTAAATCTGTGCAGTCAGTGCTGCCCGAACAAATGGTTAAAACGAGAGCGAATAACGGGGTCATTAGACACTACCTCATAAATGATTCTGGCTTTTTCGTTTTCAACTTCATTAAGCATTGTCATGTCGCCGAGGAATTCTCCGACGAATTTTTTGACCTGCACGGCGTTGATACGGTTGATGACGTCCTGCATATTAACCATGGCGACGGACCGCCCTGAGGTTATCTTCCTTGTTTTTTAAATTTTGATATGCCTCATTATACTCAGCCATGGCCTTAGCGAGCCTGTCGGCGTAATGGCGGTCAAATGGACACACGATGATTTCACATTCACTGCATTCAATAACAGGGCAGAATGAAATAACATTAATAACGGCAATTGAAATATTAACAGTCATAATTTCCTCCATATATTAAACAGACTTTGTCGGTGTGGTGTCGGGTGCCTCCCGATAAATAAATCCAGTTAACAAATTTATTCGCCACTAGCCTTTGAACCAACAAGGACCGACAGGTTTTTAACTGAGGCGCGTGCGCATAGCCGCATTCACCACACCACAAAGTTCGCTTTAAAAAGGGCGGTATCAGCCAAAGGAAGAAAAACTGATACCACCAAAACCACACACAGCAATATGTTGTGGCGGGGTTACCACTCAGGCGTATGGTCAACCTGGTAACCCGGTGTCCTCAATCCAGGTGAAGGAAGGGCACCTGGCCATACTTACCGCCGCACCGTTCTGCGGATTACCACAACCGGAAGCGCATTCCACCATCTGGTTTAACGACAAAGCTCAAATGTGAAAAGCCGGAATGCGCTTTCGTGTTGTGTGCTGGCCTTTCACCAGCCCGACGCGGCCATTGTTTTTGTTAGATTCAACGCGCTTTTCTCTACTTAGGCTGTGGTGCCGGGATTTGAACCCGGATAACGTCCGGCCGGACCGCATGAGATACGCTGGGTTATGAACCTTGCGTAGAGCTCAACTCCCCACACAAGGGGCGCTCTGTCCAGTTGAGCTACACCACAACGGAGTGAACCATTCCCCCGGGGCTTCACTTCCCCGATAAGGTTCTCCTCGCTTAACTCCACTCGGGCCGCCTCGCGTTGCGGCTTGTGTGGCTACCCGTCCCCACCAGTCGCGATACCGGACCAGAGACAGGAATGACTCACTCCGTTGTGTGCCTGTTTATTTATTCACCTCAGGCGGCGGTGATATCCTTGCGGGGAGTTCAAACCATGCAAGGAAACTAAATGAGCTATATAAAAGAACAACTTGAGAAAGATATGCCTCTCTTCCTTCCAGTACGGCTAGAGGCGGTTGCAATTGTGTTGGAAGAGTTAATTACGCTCCTCTCACCCGAGCAACGAGATAAACTTGATTCGGCAATAATCTCCAGATATCCATCGGTAAAGAATGCGTCAGCTTTTGAGCCTTATACTCTTTCTTACCAACTTTCACTTTTCCTCAAGGAGCCGATCAGCAGCGATAATTAATTTCTCAAGGTGAACCCCGATATCTGGGTTACGTATCATTACAGCCTGAAGGTTTAATATCTCGTCGGAAACTTTTTTCGCTAGGGTTTCTGACGATTCTTTATTTCCGATAAATACGCGGCTGGCGAGCTCCAATGCAAGTCGGGCATCTTTCGGGTTAATCCCTTGAGTGCTGGCCATCTGATAAGCGGTTTCTGCAATTTCCGCAGCAAGAGCTAATACATTTTTTCCTGAGTAGGTCGTCATTTCTAATTCACCGTTGTTTAAAGAGCTAAAACGCCAGAAAAGCAGGAGGGCTCGTTGAGCTCCAGCGCTTCGGCGTGCGCCTCCTCTCTACGTGCGTACAGAGTTAATGCCACCGAAACAAGGTAATTAATTTCGTTAAAGCCGTCGCGGTACAGGCAACCGCCCGCAGCATCTCCCGCTCCCTCGCTTCCACCCATTGCGGAAATAATCCGTAACACAAGTTCAATTCCCTCATTCATAACCAGCGCTTCGGAGTGGGCTGCAGCAAGCATGTCACGGCGAATCTGAGCAGCCGGCGCAGTATTCCACTTGTGGTACATGTCCATGGTTTTGCCGTCGTCAATTTCGTCGTTGAGCTCCAGAGCCTCTGCGTGACAGGCCTCAATTGCTGATTCTTCACCATGTTTAAACATCAGCTTCCCCGCCGCAGCTATCCGATCTTCAAACAGATTCATTTCCAGCGCTTCGGCATGGCGCAGTTCTACAGAAACAGTCTGCTCAATTGGTGTCATTTGATTCCATACTTCACGGGCAGCGTCGCCAGGTGCGTAAACGTATAAGGTGTTACGGGCATCGTATTCTTCCAGCGCTTCCGCGTGGATCGCTTCCATATCAACAGCTGAGCAATCGCTGTTAACCACTACTTCCATCATTGGCTCGCCATCGGTATCGAAGATTTGTTTGATTGCGTTAGTCATCCTGGCTTCTCCTGTTTTCCCCTTATCGCCGGGGAGGCGGAACGGTTAACTCAACTCTTAGCGCCTGCAGTGAGGCCTTAAATTAACCCACTGCGTGTTACTGATGGAGTGAATTAAACACCCTTGGTGATTTTAAGTCAACACGTGATGTGTTTTTGTTTTGTTGGTTTTATTCGGAATGGTGGTTGCAAGACAAAAAAAATCCCGCATAGCGGGATTGTGATGGGGGGGTAGGGTTAAATGTCTTTACTTTTGTCTCGGTGCTGAATGTACTTATCAACCCATTCATCAAGGTCCTTTAGTCTCCTTGAGAATGCTAGCAGCATGTTCTCCTGCTCTTTATCTGGTAATTGATTGTATAAATCTAAAAGCTGTATTTGTTGATCATTGAGTTTCCTGAGGTTTCCACTCTCACTACCAAACACTAGCTCTACAGGTGAGACACCAAGGGCATCAGCTAGCGCTACTGCGTCATCTAAGCCAATAGTTCGTGCGCCAGACTCATAATTTCCAATTCTGGATTGTGCCCAGCCACACCTATCTGCAAGCATTTTTTGGGATATGCCTTTTTTCTCTCTGGCAGCCTTTAAGCGGCTGGCGATCTGTTGATTCATGTTCATCCAATCTTTTTATCACATGGTGTGTTGTTGTGTGCATTTCAATATGTGTTGCATATGAAACACGCATCGTGTTTAATGATCGAGAGAAATGAATCAGAGGTAACAATGAACAACATCTCTAAAGAACGAGTTGCTTTAAAACTCACCCAGGAAGCCCTTGCTAATAGGCTGGGGTGGCGTCAATCGAGGCTATCAAACTACGAAAATGGGATCCGTAAGCCAGGCCTTGGTGATTGTCGTCGAATTGTTGAAGCTCTGAACCTATTTGGTGGGGATTGCACACTTGATTCCATTTTCCCCCCAGTGGTTCGCCAAAATACCAACTCAGTCGAGAAGGGGGCTGATTAATGGAAATCAATTACACCCAAATCTTACCGTTACTGATTGCCTGGGCAGACGGTGCTGATCCGGATAGTCGAATTCGTGGCCGCGAATCTGTTGGTGACGAAATTACCCGTGCAGCTGCGCGGCTCGGTATTGCTGGTGGCCTTGAGTCTCCGGACACGGTGAGAGCACTGCACAACAACCAGCAGCGGATTTTCCGCTGGGCCGCAGCCGAAACTGCAGCGCAACAGAGAAAGATTGCTGCACTGTACCCGGCGATTATTGACGCGCTACCTGAGGGGCTCTCCGCTCAGCTTCTTGCCAGTGATTCACTTCAGTACCGGGCGCTACAGGTTGCAGAACGTTCAGTAAAGACCGCGATGAAAGAGTTTGTTCGCGCCAACAAGGCGATCGCCATTCAGGAACTACTCGCAGAACGCCGAAACGAGGGCGCGGGTAGTTTGCCTGAAAGCTGTATGTACCACTGATCCGGAGGTAACCATGCGTTCTGACCAGGAAATTATTGAACGTGCTCGCGCCGTACTGCAGCGAAACACAGCTAACGCACCGGCAGAGCGCCGGGCTGAGATTCTTCCGGGAAGGAAATACCGCGCTCATCGCGGGGGCATGGTGACGCTGATTAACCGTTCACAAACCCGCGTAACGTACCTGCGCGAGGGCTATTCCGAAATCTGCGAGATAAGTTGCAGAGAGTTCGACCGAAAGTTTAGCGAGGTGCAGTCATGACTGAACACGCGCCAGAAATCTGCACGGAGTATTGCGTGAGTAGAATTTTTGAGATCGTTCAGGCGATGTCCGGGCAGGGGAACACGATAACCATTCCTTGCCCATATCTTGATTTTTTTGCAGGTGACCGCCAGCAGCATCTGCTCGCGGCGATCCTGAATCAGCTGGTGTTCTGGTCATCGGGCAAGTCCAGCCTGCAGGAAGGCTGGTTTTATAAAGAGCATGCGGTGCTTGCAAAAGAGGTCAGGGCATCAAGCGAAGATGTGATCCGAAAGGCCATGAGTAAGATTATCGACCAGTATTTGCCGGGCGTTATTGAAGAGGAAAAACGGAAGGTCAACGGTACTCCAAAGATGCATTATCGCATCAACGAAGAGGCGTTAATTGCCAGGATTTTCCCACCTTCAGGGGCTGAATCCGTTGCTCAGATTTCCCGAAACGGCTCTCAAGCCGAATCGGCGGAAATACTGGATCCGGCTCTTAAGCCGAATGGAAACGGCGTAATCGCCGAATCGGAAGAACCCGCGCAAACAGTGGATTCGGCTTTTAAGCCGAATGGAAACGGCTCTCAGGCCGAATGCAAACGGCTCTTAAGCCGAATGGAAACGGCCCATGAGCCGAATCCTGGAAACGGCTCTCAAGCCGAATCTATTCTCTATACAGATCTTAAAAACAGATCACTACATACAGATCTTAAAACCACGCGCGTGAAAAATTCTCCTGTGGATAACTTTTCTGTTTCAGTTCCGGAAACAAACATTTCGGACGCTACCGAAGACAGCAATCTGGCTACCGAGGAAGATTTCGATCTCGCCATGTGGTTCTGGTCGATCATCATTGAGCTGTATGAACGCGCTGCCGAATATGACGGCACCCTGGCAAAACCCAAAGAACCAAACTTTGTGGGCTGGGCAAACGAAGTTCGCCTGCTGCGCCAGGAGCATGGCTGCACGCACGGGCAAATTCGCAACATGATTGAGCGTATTCAGCATGACCCGTTCTGGTGCCCACGAATTCAATCAATACAAACACTGCGCAGCAAATGGCCTGATCTGGTCTTAAAACTCTGCTCCGGGAATTTATCTTCCCGCGTCGATCCGTTCGGAACAAGTTTCAAATGTGATGACTCAATCCCCAGGGGTTTTGTCGGTAACAAGAATTAACGGGAGAAATTTTATGGTTAAGAAAAACACAGCAAACACTGGCCCGACGGTATTTGAGTTTCTGGCTGAAAATCCTGATTTGACCACTGGCGAAATCGCCAGGGCACAGGGAAAGAGTATGGCATCCGTTGCCGGCATTCTGGCTCAGTTAGGCAATACTGGGCGGATTATCAGGACAGGAGTTCGTGATGGCAATCCGACCTGGCGAGTCAATGACATGCCACATGGTTGCAGTAACCCCGTCCGACGGATGTTTGAGCAACTTCTGAAGGAGTGCCGCCATGCATCGCGTTGAAAACCCTGTTTGCCCGACCTGCGGAAACACCGTTGAGATGTTTTTCAAAGAGACCTACTGGGCGGGCTCAGCGCAGATACGCTGCGTTGGCCATCACCATATCGGCATGGGTTATTCCCTGGGCAGCAAACAGTGGGCTAGTGAAGAGCTGCTGCGACGCTGGCAGGAGCTGACAGACCAGGTAAAACAGGAGCAAAACAATGGCTAAAAATTCTATCGACGCTTACGGCGCCAGCGGGAAGAGCAACGTTCTCTCTTTTGAACCAGAAAAGCTGCACCTGGTGACAGACAAGTCCCACCCGCTTTATGACGAACGTATTCACCTGCCGATTAGTGAGGCGATGGTGCTGAACATCATGGACCAGGGCGTTCTTGAACCGATTATCGTCTGGAAAGACCCTGAGAACGGTCTGTCCTGCGTGGTCGATGGCCGTCAGCGTGTCCGGCACACGCTGGAAGCAAATATCCGTCTGCAGGCCGCGGGCAGGGAAACGCTGAAGGTACCTGCTGTGACGAAGCGTGGCTCTGCTGTTCGTATGGCACAGGCGATGATTAGCGCTAACGAAATTCGCCAGGCAGACACCCCTGTGGGGCGCGCAAAGAAGATGGCTGATGTACTGGAGCGCGGACACGACGAAGACGACCTCGCCCTGATGTTTGGCGTCAGTATCCAGACCGTCCGCGCCACACTGGCCCTGCTGGACACTACGCAGGCGGTGCGTGATGCCGTGGAGTCCGGCACGGTGACCTTCACCCAGGCACGTCAGCTGGCATCATTTACACCGGAAGAGCAGCGGGAAAAGGTCAGAGAGTTGGAAGTGGCAACGGCTGGCACCACGGGCCATGAAAAATCGCGCCGTCAGCGCCAGGTTCTTGGCGAGACAAAACCACGGATGAAATCCCGTAAAGACATTACTAACGCTCTCGAAACCGCCAGCGGTGAATATGCTGCGGCGTTGCGCTGGGTGCTGGGAGAGGAAGAAACAGCATGAGCAATCTTTTACTTCTCAAATGCACCAAAGATACAGAAGGCTGGTGGACCGAGGGAGAAATGTATCCAGCCCGTGTCGTTGCTGGTGGTTTCGTTCTTGTCGGTGATGATGAAGAGCTGGACGGAGAGGGATGGAGCGCCGCTCCGATGGAATACCGTGAAGATGGTTCAGTCCTTTATCAGGTCGGCGGTATTAATGGCGATGTTTTGTTTGAGGAGGCCGCCAATGACACTCAGAACAGTTAAGCCAGAGGGGCCATTTGTCCTCATGACATTCGATGGCGACGACATTCTTTTCGATGATCGCGGCATCGTCATGATAAACGGTAAGCCAAAACAGATAAACGTGACCCGCCTTTATTTGGAGCGTGACCTGGGTGAGAACAAGGTTAAATACTGGACACTTAATATCGACGAGGCAAAGAAGTTCAACACGCTCGATGAGGCGACCACGCAGCTTTGCAAGTTAATAAATCCTCATTCAATCAAGATTCGTCAGATCTCTCAGGAGTCCGCCCAATGAGCAACATCGACAAACAGGCGCTGCGTGAAGAGTTATCGAATCCGGCAGTAGGAAGTAATGCCCACCTGCGAAAGTTAGCGCTGGCGCTGCTGGATGAGCTGGAAGTCGCAGAGAATCGGATTGCTGAGCTGGAGGCGACTAAAGTCAAAATTACATTGCCTGAATCATTCCATCCGGACGGTGACATCGACTGCCCGTTAGTTATCAATGAATACGAGATTATCGAGGCTATTGTAGCAGCAGACTGCAAGCCGATCGCAGTCTGCCCAAGATGTAAATGTGAGCTTGATTTATCCCACAAGCATGACGGGGCGCATTATTGCCACGCCGCTGGCACCGATAAAGGAGAGTGAGCATGGCTAAGTTGACCAAAAAAGAGCAAGCATGGATCGATGAATTGCAAGAGGTCTTAGACCGTTGCCCGTCACCGAAGAAAATCGGCTTTTACACCATAGGTGATCCCTCTATCGCTCTGTATGACCTTCGTCGGGTTGATGAGGTAATGGCAGAACTTCAACGCAGATCTTCTTCCGACTGGTGTACCGCCGTCCAGGCTTTAGGCGCAGGTTTTAATGAGACGATTGATCTCCCTTCACCAGTTGAAAGCACTGCAGGTTGAGGACTAACCCATGAGCACAATTACCAGACAACAAGCCCAGCAAATCATTGAGGCCGCTGATGCTGTTATTACCGCCCTGGCTGGAACTAACGAAGACGTTCACCGGGATAACAGCACCAAAATGGTTCAGTTGTACGATGACCTGAACGACCACTACGCACCGCCTGGAGTTGTGCGTGAGCTGGCACGTATCGCGCTGGCATCGCTCGAAGCTGAGCCTGTGGCGTGGCGTTGTGGTTCCACTGTGACAGTAAACAAGCCGGTGGCGGATGATTGGAAACGAAGAGGGTTTGACTTCCATCCGCTCTACGCCGCCCCGCCAGCGCCGGTATCTGTGCCTGATGAAGCCGCACCGGACAATATCGAGATTCTTGCCAGCACTTACGCGCCACGCGGCGTTACCTACCAGTGGGATAGAGATGAGTGCAATGCTGCTGCTGATTCCTGGAATGCCTGCCGCGCAGCCATGCTCAACGGAGAAAAATCATGAGCACAATTAAAACCGAACGCCTGACAAAAATCCTATCGGAAACCCAGGCGGTAATTAGCGAATGTAACTCGCGTGGTGTTCATGGTTCCGTGGAAGTGAACTCCAGGCTGTTTGAAAATGTGTTGATGGAGTTATTGTGGCACCGCGCCGCCATGCTTCAGGGTGCCGATGGCAACTCTCACGTGGTTCCGGGTGGCTTGCGCCTGGCACTCAGCAACGCTGGAATAGCGGCGCCTGAGTCAGATGAGTTGTTATTCGCTACCCATGAAAAATATGTGCAGATGCTGGTTACGTGGGTAAAAGACAGAAAGCCTTTCCAGCCAGCGCAGCAGGAGGGGGCTGGTGGACGATAACAGCGATAACATCATCCAGCTGGTTCAGCCGAAGCGGGAAGAAGAAAGGCTCCTCGATATAGTGGTTACCGACAACAAGACGGCAACGCAGAAGCACTGCCCTCATCATCTGTGCCAGATCTCAGAAGCCAACAGAACGTTGCTATGCCAGCAGTGCGGTGCGTATCTTGACCCCTTCGAACTTATCCTTTCGCGCTCCCGAAATGGTGAAAACATCGTGAGGGATATTAAGAAACTTTATATGCGCCGTGATGAACTGCGCGAGTCAGTTGCCAGCCTTGAGCGTGAAGAGAAAAACGCAAAGGCCCGGCTTCGCTCAGCAAGGACGGCAATTCTTTTTGCAGAGAACGACCTGAAAAACACGGAGCAGGGGGTTAAATAATATTGCGTTCAGATAAAGCGTATCCGGAATTGATGTACCGAAGGTTCTGGTGAGGTGAATAAATATTTTTTATTTTATGAAAATAAGAATCATTTGCTTTATCCAGGATTCCGTTGTCAGTGTCTAACCTTCACTTTGTGGAGGTAGTCATGCTTATTAGCAAGGTATTACTGGCAGCAGACATCATCGCCATCATTTATATCATCGTAATCATCTTGATGGACTTTATCTGGCTCTGAGCCGCAAAGGGAAACGGGAGAGCCTGGTAAATTGCGGGGCCATTGCATTGTCAACTCGCGAATGAGCCTGGTACAGGATGAAATGTTGAGGGGTGAGCATGAACTGCTTAGAGGTAATCGCAATTATAAGTATTGATACATTAGCAATCCTGGTATTTCTGGCCGGACTTGTGCTGTTCCTCTGGGTCTTCATCGAACTCTTTCACTGCTGAGGAGAAGTACTGGAAGCATGATGCGGTGCTACTGCGTAAGACCGGTAGCTGGTTTTGTTATCCTGCTTCAATTTTACCATGTTGAAATAATTGCAGAGGTTACTATGACCGAAGATGAAGATATGGACCGCATCTGCCTTGAAATAGGTAAGGCGGTTATCGCCCTGCAGCAGAGAGGGCGGTATGTGTGCGTGGGGGAGATTTTCAGTTACCTCAGTGATGAGCGTTTTGATGAAAACACAATACCGCGAAGAGGTGTCCTGTCCAGGGCAATGAATCTACTCACAACAGAACTGGATGACTGATGCTTTGGTTCGAGATAGCAGTCTGTTCCGTCTGGCTTATTATTCAGGTTGTGTTGCTGATAAGACTTATCAGGAAATTACGGGACTGAAAATTTGCGCAACAGCAGTGAGTTAAGTAGTATTGCGGCGGGTGCTTGAGGCTATCTGTCTCGGGCATGAACACTGAATGGCAGATAGATAAAAGCCCCAGGAGATTATTCATCAACCTGAGGCCCCTATATGCTAGACACATGTAGATTAGCCTCTTACTGGCCGAAAGGTCAAGGAGTAGAAGGCTATGAAGCAGCAAAAGGCGATTTTAATCGCCCTGATCGTTATCTGTATCACCGTCATTATGGCGGTACTGGTTACGAGGAAAGACCTCTGCGAGGTACGAATCCGAGCCGGCCATACGGAGGTCGCTGTCTTCACAGCTTACGAATCTGTTAAGTAAGAGCTACCGGCAGGGGAGCGATCCCCTGCCACTCTTTGTGTCGTCTGGTATCCCCAACGCACCCATACCCGCTTCGGCGGGTTTTTTCATATGATAGTTTTCAATCTCCATCATCAAAGAACCTCATCGATAACCACACCCTGAAGCATAAACTACATATTTTTCATTAAGATAGTGAAGTGAAACGCTTCATGATTTCTTATTGTTAATATTGGTAACAATTGGTTATTCATTGATCGTTGAAACAGATCGATTTGCTCAATTTCGATCTGTGCAGCCTATTAGACTTAAGGTTGAATTTGGGATAAATCTTGATCGCGCGCAAGCATTGCCATCGATGGAAAGGCCCTGTAAGGGGAGAATAAATCTAATGGATGATCATTATGAAATTGAAATATTTAGCAGAGTTTCTGTCGGCTTATGGCGTTGGTGAATATCAGGTGACCGTGCTACCTGGTGGTTTATGTGTGGTGCGCCCACTCACCATTGGGCATGTTTTAGCAGATCCGGAAGTATTAGAAGAGATGATTGCTAGGAGAGATGCAAAACGGCTCGGTGGTGAGCTATAATCCTCGGGTCAGCCTGAACAACTGACACCGACTCTCAGCGCCATCACCGGGAAACAGTGATGACGCAAAATAATGTAACACCTATTTCACACCGTACCTTCTGGCACGGTGTCTCCGTTTATCTTTCGCACCCTGGCGGTGCGGAATGAAAGTATCCCGCCGGAAATGCCTTAACTGTCGCGAGAAATTCACACCAGCCGGTAATGGCCAGGTAGTCTGCTCGTGGTCCTGTAATGCTGCTCAAACCAGAAAACAGTCACAGAAAGCCCGTGAAGCAGCCCTGCGTAAACCTGAACCTGCCTGCCGCCCGCTGGTGGTTTCCTCCTGCACGTCTGCGCGCAAACCAGAGATAAACATCAAACCCCTCAGCCACTGGCTGGAGCTCACTCAACGCCACGTTAACGAACTGCGTCGTTTAACCTGCCTGGCTAACGGTGACGGCTGCATTTCGTGCGGTACACATTATTCCCCTGAATGGCACGCCGGGCATTACCGGACCATAGCTGCAGCAGGTCACCTTCGTTTTGAACCGGACAATATCTGGCTCCAGTGCTGCGAGTGCAACATTGATAAATCAGGAAACAGGCTGGCGTTCCGGGCTGCGCTGTTGGTTCGTACTGGTGAGCCACGCATCCAGGCACTGGAAAACGATAATCGTCTGCACCGCTGGACTCAGGAAGAACTGAAAACCATCAGATTAAAAGCACTGGCGGACCTGCGTTCGCTGAATAAAGCGAGGGAAGCGGCATGAAATCAAAGGTAATGGCACCAACACCGGAACAGCTTCGCCAGCAGGCACAGGAAATGCTCCGCCATGCTGAGCAACTGGAAAAGACCGGGGCCACCAAAGACGCACTAAAAAAATCTTTGGTACCGGCACTACGTGAACTTATGCAGGCTAAACACCGAACCCAAAAGGCGGTAGACGAGCTGGTGGACTGCGTAGCGGAGCTGGAAAGCCAGGTATCGCAAATTGAACGTATTATCCAGGAGGTGCTGCTGTGACACCACGTCAGCGCCGACAACATACCGCTGCGCTTGAGAAAGCCGCGTCAGCACCGCGTAAAAGCTGGCTGGGAAAATATCGTCCTTTAACCAGCATCCAGAGCGCCTGGGCTAAATCTCTCCTGTCTGTCTGGGGTGAGTGCTATGGTGGCAGAACGTCGGAACAGGCCCGGTTGAACGGCGGGGGATTCTGGACTGACTTACAGGGCGATGAATGGTCAGATGAAGCGGCAAAGCGGATCACTGACACGATTAAAGGTCTGAGGAAGATTGGTTACCGTGGCGAAGACCTGCTGAAAATGGCAAAAGGTATTCTTTGGCCTAAGCCAACGCTGGTGGACGCTCTCAATGACCAGATGAAAAGGGACGATGGTGACTTTGTGGAAAAGTGTATCCTTGCTGCACTTAAAAGTGACGATCCGGTTTATGTGGTTGGTGTTAATTATTATGCTGGACGTAAGCGCATCAGTGATATTGGTCGTTACCTGCAGAGTGTAGCGCCCTGGTTGAGTCGTCAGCAGGCCGAAGACCGTGCCAGATGGTGCGTAAGTCATTTTAACAGTGCTGTTTTCCTTAGCATGCGAGCGGCTCTGAAGCAGGGTGTAGAAAATAAAACTTGAAAACAGACACAAAAAGTTGATAATTCATTCATGCTTGGCAGGGCTGCACCATGATGGCAGACTCGATAAGCAATCAAAATTTGAACCTCGCTACGGCGGGGTTTTTTATTATCTGGATATATTGCTCGGCCTGAATGGCTGTGCCATCCCAGATACACGAAAGCCCACGTTGACGCGTGGGCTTTCGTGTATCTAAAGAGAAGCAGGGGGATGTTCTGAAAGGAATGCGTTTCGATTAGATATGTTAATTTTTGATTATTCAGGTAACCGGGAGTTAATGAAGGGTTGCCACACTCACTTCCCCGTTTCCATCATCTTGTCCGCGCCGACTTAGCTCAGCAGGCAGAGCAACTGACTTGTAATCAGTAGGTCACCAGTTCGATCCCGGTAGTCGGCACCATTTCATTCAACAGGAAAACACACTGCATGGATGAATCCCAGGCGTTGGGCACGATGGGACAGTGTGTTTCCTTGTTGTGATGAATCCCCCTGTGCGGAGGGGCGTAAACAGCAAAAACAGACAGTTATCTGCCTGGTTTGGGACATCCGTTAGCGAGTCATGGTTGCTGACCAAAGGCTCACCGGGAGGCACCCGGCATCACAACAATTTTTGGCCCTTTAGCTCAGTTGGTCAGAGCGAGCGACTCATAATCGCCAGGTCGCTGGTTCAAGTCCAGCAGGGGCCACCAGACCGCCATTAGCTCAACAGGAAGAGCGTGCATTTTGCAGGTACGGGGTTCGAGGCCTCGATGGCGGCCCAAAGCGCTGTTAGCTCAGATGGATAGAGTATTGCTTTCCGAAGGCAGTGGTCACTGGTTCGACTCCAGTACAGCGCACCAGGCAAATGTAGGTCTTAACAGTTCTACCGACGCGATAGTCCTTGACGAGATGGACTCTAAATAAGCCAGCGTTGACGGCGGGGAAAGAGACCCGCACTTTGCGGTCATCATATAATGGCTATTATCTCAGTCTTCCAAGCTGATGATGCGGGTTCGATTCCCGCTGACCGCTCCATATTAAGCCTTCCGGTCTGCGATGAAGGGTTAACCCGGAGTGACCGGAGGGCAAACAGTAAAGCATACTGGCGATAATGACTAAGTGCTGCCCGTACCGGATCAAAGTTTCCAGTGTGCTTTACTGTTGCGGTGAATCCCACTATGCGTAGGGGCATAAACAGTAAGATATGTCCATGATGGTTGATATGCGAGCCACGGTGGCTGACCAAAGGCTCATGGAGAGGCACTCCACACCGCAACACCCAATTTAAATCCTGGAGCGTTAGCTATGTATATGTCGATAAGGGTGTGGGGAAAAATAGGGTTATTATTGGTTTTTTCGCTGTTTACCATGACTGGGTCTTGTAAAATAAAATCTGAACAGCAATACAAAAATGCAAGCCGGCAATATAATGAAGACGTGGTAAACCACACTGAAGCATTAAGCAGTAATAGTGAACGTGTAGCCGCAGGAATAGAGGACAACGCCGATAAAACTCTGTGTGCATCCCAATATCGCATAAGCCTTCAGATGCAGATTGATTCTTTGAGAACCCAAATGCTGGGAACAGTAGACCTAAAGCAGCAGCAATTTTTGCAGAGCAAGATAAATAGTCTTGAACAAGATAAGCGTTCTCCGAAGCATTGCTAAAGTGATTAAGTAGTGCTTTACGATTTTATCTTTCAAGCCCATGCATACCGCGTGGGCTTTTTTGTTCCTGAAGAATGCTCGCCAGATAGTGGGGAGTGTCTTCCGCACCCGCCTGATGCTGCGCCCCGCGCGGCTTTTTAATTCCGGTAAGGATCCCATGAAGAAAAAACTACTGCTCACCGGTCTGCTTGTGGGCGCTGCTCTATTAGCGGCCTGTTCTGCCGTCTCCTTCACGCGCGCTACGGGTAAAGGCGGTCAGAGCCTCACCAACGCAGAGGTTCAGCAAAATAACACCGTCGTGCTGACGTATCCGAACGGCTCGGCCTGCATCGATACCAACCCCGGCGAAAGCCAGGCCTGTAAAGGGAAGTGATATGCGAACGCTGACGTTATGCCTGGCGTTGTCGTGTTTGCTGACCGGCTGCGTCTCACAGCGTTACGTCGGCGTGCAGATCACTTCAACCGAACCAATGAGTTTTACCCGTGTGCTGGTGGATGGGAATTCGGTGGTGGTATGCAGGGTGAGAGATTAAAAAAGACCCGCCATCATGGCGGGTTTACACAAATGTAAAAAGAAGAGTTGTCTATTGCATTTCTACTGTCATCACGGTTGCTGGCATTGTCAAACTACATACAGGGCAAAAAAAAGCCCGCGAAGCGCGTGCGGGCATAAAGAAAAAGTTGAAGCATTCATCATCAGGATGTGGCTGTCTTGATGCCACGATCAGAGCATCAGAACGGGATTTTAAGTTGTCAAATTCAGCCTAAAAAAAGCCCGCACGGGTGGCGGGCAAATGGTCATAAAGCACTTTGCTGATGTTGTGTAATGCAAAGCATGATTAGCGTCGGAACGGGATCGGAAAAGTGAAAGTATTTTACATTCACTTTGTGATAATGGTTACGTAAAGCACTTGATATGAGATTTTTTATCATCGGTTATTAATTATCCGGAAGGATTGTTTCATATGGCATCAATAAAATGTTCCACCGATGCCAAAGGGCACGTTAAATATTACGTCCACTGGAAGGATGAAAAGTCCGGACATGGCCGTCGGCGGATTTTTAAAAATATCGACGAAGCCGTGCATGTGTTCTGGCTGAGGGAGAATGAGACTTATCACCGTCGGACGGTTGAAACTATATCGAAACGGCGGCAATGGACGGTTGAAAAATTATTATTCTTCTTCTTGGGTGCTCAATGCGAAAAATTGGACCGAAACGTGATCCGCGCATCGACCTACGAAAAATGCCGTTACGATATTCTGGCGATTACCGGACCTGTACTGAAACGCAGCATCAGCTCGGTGAGTCAGCATGAACTCAGTGTCCATATTCAGCCAGGTGCTTATCGTTGGCTGTTCGCTGCCTTCAACCTGCTGGTTGACAAAGGATTCATCAGTGCCAGTCCGCTGGATAAGCCGGCACACCGGTGGCGTAAACCCATTGAGATCCCGTCTAAATCTTCGATTAGACAGTTGCTCTCCACGGCACCGCACAGAGAACGTATTGCTTGTTGGCTGGGGATATGTGGCCTGCGTATTGGTGAGGTTCTTGCCCTGACCTACGTTGACGTGTCACAAAACTGGATCCACGTTCGCCGGCGAATTATTGATGGTGTCGTGCACGACGGACTTAAAAGCGGCACTGAGCGGCGTATGAAAATGCCGGGCGAGCTCTTCACTTTGCTGGACAAAGAGCTGATGGGATCACGAAGTCCTGTTATTGCTCATCATTTCACTGGGAAAGAACTCTCCATTAACTACGGCACACAGGGGCCGCTGAGAAAGGTACTGGCTCAGCATGGCATTCGTCGTTTTCACCACCTGCGGCATTTTGCTGTATCACGGCTTGCTGATCGCGGCGTGGACATTCTGAAAATATCCCGGTTGATAGGGCACTCGAACATCAAAACCACAATGGACGTTTATGGTCATTTGTTTGGTGAAACGATAGACCTCGATCTGGACTGAGTTATCCACATAAGGGAAATATAAGGACAATCATTTATGTCCCCTTTCTGTGCGGCCTGAGGGCATGAAATCGCAGTTTTGCCAAAAAAGACGATATGCCGCATTTTTTACCCCTCTGATATGCCGCACTCAAAGCCAGAGATGGTGCGGCTTGCAGGCCAGAAATCGCTACGTGATACGCCGCACTACTTTTGCGGCATAACGGAATTGAACAAAAAAAGAACACCACGACCTGGGCGGGCGTATGGCTCCTAAAAAAAGCTTCAGAAAAGCCTACGTCGGGATCGTTATGGATATGGCTTTAGCCCGCAGCAAGATCAGCAACAGAATGGTTGCTCAGCGTTTTGGTGTTGATGAAACGACGATCCGGCGCTGGCGTAAGGAACATGTGGACTTTGAACGTGCTTTTACTGAGGCCCGTGAAGCTCTCATGGAGAAAATTAACAACGTTGCAGGTAAAAGTCTGGACGTTCGTAAGCGCAGGATTGTTACCACATCACCTGACGGCGTAAAAACCACGACAGAGGAAATTCTTCCTACACACAACGATATAGCCGTGTTCGCCAGGCATCTCGGCCTTGGACACAGCGTCTATGGCGAAGAAGAACGTCTACGCGATACGCTTCGCGAAATAATGAAGAACAAAGTATCTGGGAAATACACCGCTTTAGAAGCGGCGCAACTGCTTGAAGCTGAGGGCATTAAAGTTCCGCAAACCCTGATGCTTGAACTGGAAGCGCTACGGGATAAAGGTGATGAAGATGACGAACCAATCCCGGTTGCTGTCAATATCAACGTAGTCAATGCGCGCGTAAGGAGCGAAGACGATGATATCGCCGACGCTTAACGTTCCTCAGGCACAGTTTCTGGCTATGCCGCATAAGTTCAAAGCTTATGTGGCCGGGTTCGGTTCCGGTAAAACGTGGGTGGGTTGTGGTGGCATTTGTAAGGGGATGTGGGAACACCCGAAGATTAACCAGGGCTATTTCGCGCCAACATATCCGCAAATCCGCGACATTTTCTACCCGACAGTTGAAGAGGTGGCTTTTGACTGGGGACTGAACGTAAAAATCAATGAGAGCAATAAAGAGGTTCATTTCTACGCCGGGCGACAATATCGTGGAACCACCATCTGCCGCTCTATGGAGAAGCCGCAGACTATTGTTGGTTTCAAGATAGGTAATGCGCTGGTGGATGAACTTGACGTTCTGCCGAAAGTGAAGGCGCGGACGGCATGGCGAAAAATAATTGCCCGTATGCGCTACAAGGTTGACGGGCTACGTAACGGTATAGATGTTACCACCACGCCTGAAGGGTTTAAGTTCGTTTACGAACAGTTCGTTAAAGCCATCCGGGAAAAGCCTGAGCTGGGCACGCTGTATGGACTGGTCCAGGCTTCGACCTTTGATAATGAAGCCAATCTTCCGGCCGACTACATACCTTCGCTACTGGAATCGTATCCCCCTGAACTGATTAAAGCCTATCTGCGTGGGTTGTTTACTAACCTGACCAGCGGGACCATTTACCACCAGTTCGACAGGCGCCTGAATAACTGCGAAGAGGTGGAGCAGCCCGGGGAACCGCTTTATATCGGCATGGACTTTAACGTCGGGAAAATGGCCGGCATCGTTCACGTGCTGCGCCTTGGTTTGCCATGCGCAGTAACGGAAATCATCAACGCCTACGACACGCCGGATATGATCCGCATCATCAAGGAGCGGTTCTGGCTTTACGACGGCAATAATTACCGCAAGGTCAGAGAGATTTACGTCTATCCGGATGCTTCCGGCGATTCGCGTAAATCCAGCAACGCCAGCGCGACCGATATCGCTCAGTTAAAACAGGCAGGGTTTAATGTGGTGGTCAATGCCGCTAATCCCCCGGTGAAAGACAGAATTAACGCGATGAATGCGATGTTCTGTAACGGCAAGAACGAGCGCCGCTATAAGGTCAATGTGAAACGTTGCCCGATGTATTCGGAATCACTGGAACAGCAGGTATGGGATGAGAAAACCGGAGAGCCTGATAAAAAATCCGATATCGATCACCCAAACGATGCTGGTGGTTATTACATCGTGAAGCAGTTCCCGATTATTTCCCGTAAAACAACGGTCCGGCCGTTCTCTGGTTAACTGGATATTTCCTATGAGTAATGATGTTCGAAAGCGATCCCCACGGATAGAGGCTATCGCAGGCTGCTGGCCGATGATTACCGCATTGCTGGGCGGAACGGCCTCGATGCGTGCTGCGGGGAAAGAATGGTTACCTCAGTGGCCTAACGAAGACGGGGGCTATTATGAGGCCCGGCGTAAAACCGCAACGCTGTTCCCGGCATTTTCCCGCACCGTTGAGGTGTTGAGCGGCAAACCTTTCTCCCGACCCGTGACCTGGGATGCTGATATTCCTGAACGGGTTAGCGAGACGTTTGACGATATCGACCTCGAAGGGACCAATCTGCATAGCTTCCTCGCTAACGTCTGCGAGGAAGCTATCGCCTATGGCCTGAGCGGTATTCTTGTGGATTACCCGCGGGTCAGTGGAAAGATGAATCTGGCGCAGGAGAAGGCTGCAGGGCTGCGTCCTTACTTTGTCAAAATCAGCCCGACCATGTTGCTGGATTATAAATCGAAGCGTATTCAGGGGAGGGAAACCATTACCCACCTGCGTTTTGTTGAATATGTCCAGAAATCAGACCCAGAGAATGAATTTTCTGAAGAGACAATAGAGCAGGTCAGGGTACTGGATATTGGGCGCTGGCGTATCTATCAGGAACGTCAGGAAGAAACCACCGGCGAGAAAAAATGGGTGCTGGTGGAAGAGGGCAAAACCAGCCTGAAAAAAATCCCGTTTGTACCCGTCTACGGTAACAAGACTGGATTTATGCTGGCCACCCCGCCGCTTGCTGAGCTGGCGTTCATGAATGTGGAGCACTGGCAGACCAAAAGCGACCAGCAGACCATCCTGCATGTGGCCCGCGTCCCTATCCTGTTTGGTCGCCAGCTCGGTGACGCGCCGATTACCGTTGGTGCTGCTTCAGTTATATCGACAGACACCCCCGAAGGTGACCTCAAATATGTGGAGCACACGGGCAAGGCTATTGAGGCGGGGCGAATGGATATTCTCGACCTTGAAGACAAGATGCGCCAGATTGGTGCTGAGCTGCTGGTTATAAAACCCGGACGTAATACCGTTGCGCAGACTATGGCGGACGATGAGTCCGGAACCTGCGCCCTGCAGCGTATTGTTGGTGACCTGCAGGATGCCGCCAGCCAGGCCATCGCGTTACTGGCTGAATGGTTAGGCGATAAAAAGTGCGGTCATATCACCATTTTCCGGGATTTTGGCGCTGCCACGCTGGCAGAAGCGTCTGCTGAGCTGCTGATGGAGATGAATATTGCTGGTTCGCTTTCTAACGAGACGCTTTTCAGGGAGATACAACGCAGAGGCATGATAAGCCCCGAGATCAAGTGGGAAGAGGAACAAAAACGTATCGCGACCCAGCCTGCCAAACCCGGCACAACTGAACTGAACGCCTGATTTCTTTTCCTTTAATTTGAACCCGCCAACCAGGCGGGTTTTTTCTTGCCGCAGACCGGATGGCGAGCGGCGCACCGGGCCGGATGGCCCATCTTTAAGGCAAATACCCAATGAAACTGAAACTTGATGAAAATGGCCACGTTGTGGTCTCCGAGGGCAAACCGGTCTATGTCAACGAAGAAGGCAAAGATATCGCCTTTGATGTCTCAGGAACGGTGGCTACCATCGCCCGCCTGAACGGAGAGGCAAAATCACACCGTGAACGTGCTGAGGCAGCTGAAACCAGTCTGAAGATGTTTTCTGGTATTGCGGATCCGGCTGAAGCCATAAAGGCCATGGATATTGTTAAAAACCTTGATGCGAAAAAGCTGGTGGATGCCGGTGAAGTTGAAAAGGTAAAGCTGGAGGCCATCAAGGCGGTAGAAGAGAAGTATGCGCCGGTAGTGACAGAACGTGACTCACTGCGAGATGCGCTGGTTACTGAAAAAGTGGGGGGCAGTTTTTCCCGCTCTCAGTTCATCACTGAAAAGATGGCCATTCCGCCGGATCTGGTTGAAGCCCGTTTTGGAAGTCACTTCCGCCTGGAAGATGGTGCAGTAGTGGCCTACGACAAAGCGGGAAACAAGCTGTTCAGCCCCAGCAATCCGGGAGAGGTAGCCGGGTTTGATGAGGCGCTGGAAATTCTGGTTGATAGCTACCCATACCGCGATCAAATCATCAAAGGTTCCGGTGCTTCAGGTAGCGGCGCTGGTGGTGGAGGTCGTGGGCCAACAAACCATGGAAAAACATCTGTATCACGAGCCGGTTTTGATGCCATGTCGGCCTCCGAGCGTATGGAGTTCTCAAAATCTGGCGGACAAATTACCGATTAACAGGATAATAAATGAACACATTAAATAGCCTTATCCCGGACCTCTATGAGTCTCTGGATATCGTCTCTCGTGAGCAGGCAGGTTTTATTCCCTCTGTGACGCTGGATGCGTCGGCGGAACGCGCATCACTGAATCAGGCCATTCGTATTCCGGTGACACCAGCTTCAAAAGCGGAAGATACCACTCCGGGCCAGCTGCCACCTGATGACGGGGACCAGAATATAGGGAATACGCCTTTCGCAATCACAAAATCCCGCATGGTACCGTTCCGCTGGACCGGTGAAGAGCAGCGCGGAGTTAATACCGGACCGGGTTATGCCAGTATCCGACGCGATCAGATCACCCAGGCTATCCGCACGCTGGTGAACGAAATTGAAATGGATGTCGGTCAGCAGGCGTTCCTTGCCTCCCGTGCAGCGGGTAAAGCATCGGTCACGCCATTTGCGCATAACCTCGGCGATACGGCTCAGACGCTTAAAATCCTCAAGGATAACGGTGCACCTACAAGTGATCTTCAGTGTGTCATAGACACGACTTCGGGCGCCAGTCTGCGCACCCTGGCGCAACTGACTAAAGCCAACGAAGCCGGAACCGACGCTGTTCGTGCTCAGGGAACACTGATTGAACTGCATGGTTTTAAAATTCGTGAATCTGCAGGTGTGGCGATCCATACGGCGGGGACGGGGGCGGGATATCTCACCAACGGCGCGTTGACTGTCGGGACTTACCTTATTCCGGTGGATACGGGCACTGGTACCATTGTAGCCGGCGACGTTATCACTATTGGTAGCTTCCAGTATGTGGTGGCCTCGGATCTTGTTGGTGGCGTGGTTGCTATTAGTGCACCAGGTCTGCGTGAGGATATCGCGACAGGCTCTGCCGTCACGCTCGCAGGTGCGTTTACTGCGAACTTTGCATTCAGCCGCTCCGCCGTCGTGCTGGCAACGCGTGCGCCGGCTCTACCGGAGGAAGGGGATATGGCAGAAGACCGCGTCATGATCACCGACCCGCGGACCGGAATGAGCTTCGAAGTGTCCATGTACAAGCTGTACAAACGCGTTCGTTACGAAGTGGCTGCGGCATGGGGGGTTAAAAACATCAAGCCCGAGCATACTGCGATCCTGATGGGTTAATTATCTGGCCGCCGGCTTACCGGCGGCAGTAATGGAGAAAAAGATGGCTAAGCGAAACAGTACTGATGAGCCTGTGCTGCCGGAAACGCCGGAAACGCCGGAAACGCCGGAAACGCCGGAAACGCCGGAAACGCCGGAAACGCCGGAAACGCCGGAAACGCCGGAAACGCCGGAAACGCCGGAAACGCCGGAAACGCCGGAAACGCCGGAAACGCCGGAAACGCCGGAAACGCCGGAAACGCCGGAAACGCCGGAAACGCCGGAGCTGATAAAAATGGCACGAGATGCGGACCACTGGCCCCCTCCACACACTGCCAATGTACATCCGGATGAGGTGCGAAATTATTATCCCGGCGGCTGGCTAGAGGTGAAGTGATGCTGAATGACCAGCAGTTATCTGACGTACGGCGCTATGCTGGTTATCCGATGCTGGGGGATACCGTAGCCGATGACAGCCGTGATTTTGCTTACGGCTGGGTTTCACCCGGCACCTGGCAGACCCTGCAACATCGACTGACCTCGCTGCGGCCGGAGGAAGAAAGCACCCTGCTCGGTTATCTTTCAACGTTGTCTACCCTTGAGGCTGCGATCCCTGCATCGGGTGAAAATCTGGATACGGATGTGGCTGCTGTCTGGGTGCATAACAAGCAGGAAGTGGGCGACCGTCTTCGCCTTTACAATCTGTGGCGACGGGAAATGTGTGCATTTTTGGGGATTGCAACAGGACCGGGGCTGGTGCAGACCGGATGCCGGGTGGTGAGGGGGTAAAGATGGATGCAGCGCGGATCCACGCCAAAATCTACGCAGGCAGGGGAAAGGCTGCGCTGAGGCTGGGACTGTTATTTGACGTGATGCGGCCGGCGACGGCATCGGATCCGTTCACCAACAAGGTCACTACGCTTAACGCGGCATTCAACAACACCGACAACAAGTACCTCAAGGCTAACCATCCAGGCGACCCTCTCTGGTATGGCGACCTTGACGGGCGTCAGACGCTGGCAGGTGATTATCTGGTGGGTACCGACAGTACGTACTTTATTGCCGCTCAACAGCAGCTGCTGCCGGTCATCTGCGTTGAGTGTAACCGTACCGTGCGGATGACCCGGCCCGTTGCTCCGGTCCCGGAGAGCGAGTCGGATAACGTCAGCGTGCTGCCGTACAGCGGAATGTGCCAGTCGGCGGATGAGTCAGTGGATGTGCTGGGAAGCAGCCCTCGCGGTGGGCTTCCTGCCACTGGCTGGCCCGCGTCGGTGCTGTTCGGCAAAGGGAAGTTGCGCAATGGCGCGGCACTCAAAGCCGGCACACCGGAACAGCTCGGCTGGCAAATCATGCTGCCGGTCTCCGTGCCACTCGTGTTCCATCCGGGAGATGTGCTGATGGACGACCTGGGCAATATGTTTTCCGTTAGTGGCGCAGAGCTGTCCGATACCGGCTGGCGGCTCCAGGCGATAGAGGTGCACATCTGATGGCCGATATTACCGATGTGGGGAATGCGCTGGTGCAGCGGGTGGCGGAAGTGTGCCGTTCGCTCGCGCCGGATTATCCGGTCCGGGTGTACCAGGGCTGGCCCAACCCGGAGCAACTGAAAGAAGATCTGCTGGCAGGGGCGGTGCATATCTCTGTTTTTCCGCGTCCCGGCAGTAAGGTGACCTCTGTGTTAACAGGCGACGGCGAATGGGAAGAAAGCGCTAACGACGGCTGCAGGGGTACCATAACCCGCGAAGTCCGGCGGGAGACCCGACAGTACCAGATTACGGTATGGGCGAGCTGTTTCGACAGGCGTGACCCGCTGGCGAATGCCATCGACCCGTCGCTGTCGGCGGAGTGTCGCCTCACGCTGCCTGATGGTTCGCAGGCGACCATTGCCTATATCTCCTCGTTACAGGATGACGATAACCAGAAACTCGGCGTTTACCGTCGTGATTTCTTTTATGCCGTTAACTACGGCGTGTACCAGACGGAAAGCGCCTGGGCCATCAGGGCGATTGAGGCGGATTGCGTGATTGTCGCCGCTGCGTCAGTGCCTGACAGTCCCGTGTTGGGTTCTGTTCAGCGCATTATTAACGGAGAGACTTAATGAAAGTACGAGTGGTCCAGGCATTCGCTGATTACCGCGTGGGGGACACTCTGAGCGACGAAAAGGTGATTGAACTCATCCTGTCCTCGGAGCGGGCGCACTTTGTCAGGCTCCTGCCAGAGCAGCCAGAGCAGCCAGAGCAGCCAGAGCAGCCAGAGCAGCCAGAGCAGCCAGAGCAGAAGCCAGTAACCGCTAAAACGCCTCATAAAAACTCCCGGTAAGCCGGGAAAACTGATAACACCGCCGCCTGATGGCGGTTTTTGCTTTTCTGGAGGCAATAAATGACCGTTTTACAAGAGGGTGACATCAACACCACGGCACTGAGCGTGCCGGACGTGTATGTTCAGATTGTGCCCCCGTCGGATAATTACATCAACGGCGTGCCGACGAATATTCTTGGTATCGTGGGCACAGCATCATGGGGCCCTGTCAATGCGCCGGTGACGGTTGGAGACCTTACCGCCTGCGTACAGGCTTTCGGCAATATTAAAGCCCGAAAATACGATCTCGGTACCGCGGTGTGGGCATCCATTCTTAACGGCGCCAACGATTTCCGCTGTGTGCGCGTGACGGATGGAACCGACGTTGCTGCAACCGCAGTGATTCAGACAGACTGTCTGACGCTGACCGCGAAATATACCGGCTCAACCGGCAACAGCATCTCCGCTGCACTGGCGGCAGGGAGCAAGCCCGGGACATGGCGCGTTACCGTTTTATTACCCGGTCTGCTACCGGAGGTGTATGACGGTCTGGGTAAAGGACTTGCAGGGGCCGCATTATGGAAGGCTATTGCCGATGCCATCAACAACGGTACCGGACCGATGCGGGAGGCCTCGGGGCTGGTTGTCGCCACTGCTGGCGCAGGAGCAACCGCCCCAACAGCGGGTTCTGTTACCCTGAAAGGGGGAACGGATGGAGTTAGTGCTGTTGATGGGACTAAGCTTCTGGGCGTTGATATCGCACCGCGCAAGGGAATGTATGCCCTGCGCGGGACGGGTGTTAAAACAGCCTTTCTGGTGGACTGTGACGACAGCACCACATGGACGGATCAGGCGGCATTCTCGCTTGATGAAGGCGTCTATATGTTTGTGGTTGGCTCCTCCGGCGAAGCCATAACGGATGCCATCAATGCTAAAAATAGCGCCGGCATCGACTGCTGGGGTGTGAAAGTGATGCTGGGCGATTACTGCCTGTTTAACGACACGGTGAACGGTGTTAAGCGGTTCATTTCGCCACAGGCTTTTCTGGCCGGTCGTCGCGCTGCGTTGTCTCCTGAACAGTCCACGCTGAATAAACCGCTTTATGGCATCATCGCCACCCAGAAGTCGGCACAGAGTATGCAGTACTCCTATGCAGAGCTGCAGCAGCTGACGGAAGCCGGGATAGACGTCATTACCAACCCGATCCCCGCGGGTAATCAGTTCGGCGGGCGCATTGGATGTAACTCGTCCAGCAACCCGATGATTAACGGCGACAACTATACCGCGCTGACCAACTACATCGCGTACACGCTGGATAAGGGGATGGGGATTTACATCGGTCGCCTCCAGTCGCCGGCGCAACGAAGCCAGGCACGCTCCACGGTATCGAGCTTTCTGGCGAATATGCAGCTGGAAGGGATGATTGGCGATGTGAACAATCCTACGAAAGACGCTTTTACCGTGAAGCTGGATAAATCGAACAACCCGGCAAGCCGTGTTGCTCTGGGCTGGGAACAAATCGATGTCCGGGTTACCTATCTGTCCATCATCACCAAACTGCTGGTGAATGTGGAAGGCGGTCAGTCAGTCAACGTCAATGTGGTTTCATCCTCTTCCGCTTAACCCCACAGCCCGCAATGCGGGCTTTTTAATAAGGTATGCATCATGCCGCAGAACGGCTATTCCATCGGGCGCGATACGACAGTTGTCGTGACTCTCGCCTCCGGTACCCATCTTAATCTGGGCAAAGTAATTTCCTTTACCTCTAAGCAGACGACGAAAGAGCAGGAAATCACCGATATCACCGGCAATACCGACCACCTGCGATTCTTCAAAGGCTGGGACGGTTCGTTCAGCCTTGAGCGGCGTGGTCCGTCGCTGGACCAGTACTTCGCTGAGCTGGAGGCTAACTACTTCAATGGTCTGGATGAACCAGCCGTCACCATGCAGGAAACCATCACCGAGCCGGATGGCAGCGTATCGCAGTTTCGCTATGAACGCGTGATGCTGAAGTTCGACGATGCCGGCGAGCGTGCCGGCGATAAATCGGTATCCCAGAAAGTGACCTTCACGGCCAGCCGCCGTGTCCGGCAGGCATAAACAGGAACTAAATCATGAATGAACAAAAAACGTTGGCTGTGGGCGATACTACGGTGACCCTTTCCCCGTCCGAAAAGATTATTCAGGCCGGTAATAAAACAGTGACCGTCACCGATGCACAGGGACGAGTCATAGTACTGAAAAAGCCTGATCCTCTGGCAAATCTGGATTTTGCTAAAGCTGCCGGCAGTGATCGCCTGAACGTACTGTATCTGTCTGAAGTAGCGCATCTCAAATATGTCGCCAGTATTGACGGAGCTCCGGTACCCACACCAGCCTCTGAGGGGGAGTTACGCGCGCTTTACTCACGTCTGGGTGATGATGGCAATGCGGCAGCGCAGAAAGGCGTCTCGGAAATGCTTTCAGCCCAGCAATCGGAAGAGGGTGACTTAAAAAACTCCTGATGGATGCTGAGGCGAACGAGTGTCTGTGGCTGGTTCGCAATGGCATCCCGTTCGACGTGGCTTTTTCTCTGAGTGATTCGCGCCGGCAGTGGATGGCTATCAAATTCAGTGAGTTCAACGGTGCTGAGTTCGATCTCGATACCATGACCTTCAAGGAGTGATATGGCTGATGAAAGAGTTGTCGCTATCTGACCTGGCTAAAGCCTTCACCTCTGTCGGCCCTCGCATACACACAGCCCTGGAAGCAGGGCTAGAGGTTGTAGCGAAGACCATCGAGGAAGAGGCGAAAGAAGAAATCGGCGTATATCAGCCCGCTGTTGGTCCGTTTGATGCCTGGGCTCCGCTGGCAGAATCAACAAAAGCCGATCGCGTGCGTCAGGGATACTCTGAAGATGATCCGCTACTGCGAAGCGGTGAGCTTCGGGACAGTATCAGCCACCGGGTCATGGGGTTAGCGGCGGTCATTGGATCCACCGACGACAAGGCGGTGTGGCATGAATACGGTACGGAGAGGATCCCGCCGCGGCCGTTTATCGGGCCTGCCTACGTTAAGTCGTTTCATAAAATCACCGAGATGGTGGGGATTGCGGTGATGAAGGGATTTAAAGTTAGATGAGTTAAGCCGCTACAACCAAAGAGTAATAAAGCCCGCATATGCGGGCTATGATGAATACATCACAGAACGTCGGCCTCACGGGCGATGGAGAAAAGCACGTTAATAGCAAGCAAATAGGCGTTTTCAACGACACCGTAAGTGCCAGAGGTAATTACATTTGTATGTCGGCCTAGCGCATCTTCGATGTAATCAAGAAGGTCTACATTGCAGTGATCTGATTCAGGATCGAGAGTTTGGAGGCCGATAATGTAATCGCCGTATCTTTTGAACATCGTTTTTATAAATATTTGTTGCTCAGTTAAAGAAAAAAACTCGTCAATGGATAATGGGCGATTAAGTTGTTCAAGACGAGTTAGTTCTCTGGAAAACCATTGGCATCCGTCACGTAAATTTTCAGCGGTAATACTCATAGTGTGCCCTTAACAGTGCTTGCATTGGTCGATAGCTTACCATTCCAAGAGCTCAAGCTATTGGGAAGGTTTTGATACCAATATTGTGTTCTATTTGACGGTTTTCAAGGTGGAGAATGTGTGTTATGTCGTGGTTGATTCAGTTGTGCTCGAATGTATAAGGTTCCGGCAGCCAGAGTAATTCTAAAACCCGCCAGTTGGCGGGTTTTGTCTTTTTGCTTTACGACAACCACTCAGCCACACCACCATGCCGTGAGCATGTGCCGCGATGGTGCTGGCTGAAACTATACGAATCATCACTGCATTTCGCCGTGGCTCCCTCGGGAACCTTGTGGGATTTTGTATGGGCTGGGCGGTGAACTTCGTTACCGTCGGAGTTGATGTAATCTCCTTGTTCGATTAGGTCGTCATTCTGGTCCTGCGCTGAGTGGGTCTGATGGTGCGTGGAGTGGTGCGTTGTCTTGGCAAAGACCGGCTGCGCAACCAGCAGAGAGAGCACGAGAATCGTAGCTAACTTCATGACTTTCCTTTTATTTCAAAAAATGGAGGCCGGATGCTAGAAACGGTTGGTGTTGGTTGTCTACCGGGTGCCATTGAACTATTACAGCGATCAATTTCGATAAACCGATCGTTTATATCTATTTGATGGGGGGTGTCCCTCGTTAATACGCTTCAGGTAAATTTTCTGTCAAATAGAAGGTGAAATAGTGAAAAGATACGGCTTGGTATTAATTTTGTTTTGCATTGCAGCCCCGTCTATGGCGACCTCATTTACTTGTAAAGTTAGCAAAGGTACAGCTGATGGGAAGGCTATTAGCCAGGATTTACCCGGTTATGGGGCTGTACTTGATTCAGATGATTCTTTCTTTGCCTCGAAGGATGGCGTATGGGAAGGGAGAAGTCCCTCTCTGGCGCAAACGGGTAAAGAATCGAAGGCTACAGATCCGGATGGTATAGATTACATTAAGGGCAGCAATTACTATTTTGTCGGAAAATCTGGTTACGGGTACTTATTTAAGAATTGTTCACATGTCTCTTTGTAATTAATTCCATCCAGATAAACCTCGCTATCGCGAGGTTTTTTTTCGCCCAGCTTAAGGTGTTGATATGAACGTCGAAGCATATAAAGTATCGGTGCGCATCGCACTGGAAGATCAGGTTACTCGCGGCATGGCAGCTATCGGCAACGATATCCTTAGCCTGGACGAGAAGATTAAAAATCTGGATAAGTCGCTTAAACACCTGACATCTACAGCCCGCGAAGCGACGAAGGCGCTAAAAAATATCTCTATTGGCGCAAGCGATCCTTTTACCGCAGCAAAGCAGAATGCCGACGATTACGCTAAAAAACTGGATGATATTCAACAGCGATCGCGTGCGGCCTCAAAGGCTATTTCTGTTCGGCCTGTTGGCATTCCCCCCGCAGTTCTCGGTGGGGCGTTAGTGTTGTCCAATAATGCTATCGCCGAAAGGGCCGCATCAGCTTCATTTTCCGGCGGTGGTGGTCGTGGTGGTACTGGAGGGGGCGGGCTCAGTCTTCTCCCTCCAAATGGTGGTGGTCCAGGCCATGATCCGCTGCATGGCTGGAAAGACGGCGTACCGCCGGGAGGCTGGGGTAATGGTGGTGCTGGTGGTCGTGGCAATGATGGCGGTGGTCGTGGCGGTAATGGTGGTCGATTCACTCATTCAGACGCGATTTCAAACCTCGCGGTAGGGTACGGTGGCTTCAAACTTCTGGATGGTTTTGTTGAAGAAGCATCGAAATATCAGATCGCTACCGAGAAATTCAAGCAATTCAATCTGGGTGATGCTGCTCTGAAAGAGGCGCAAAGATTCGCGGCAACGCAGAATATTCATGGTACGTCCGAGCGTGAGATGATGCTTAAGCTGGTCGAAGCGCAGGGGGTGTTCAGAAAACCAGATCTCGCCGCTGCTGAGATGGCTGCGCCTGTTATGGCAAAATTAGCCTACGCAGCACAGGGACTCGATCCTGATAAGCGTGCCGCAACAGCAGCAAAAGAAATGGATATGCTGCGCTTTATTGAAACGGCTGGGGGTCTCAAGAGCCCTGAGAGGTTCAACCAGTTGATGGATGCTGGATTCCGCTCAATCCAGTCATCAGGCGGGAACATTGATTTTACTCAGTTGCGCCAGTTTATGGCTAAGGGGGGCACCGCTGCGATGGGGCTGACAGATAAGGCCCTGTTTGCAAAGCTTGAGCCGATTATTGGCGAGCTGAAAGGCGGTGCGGCGGGTGATGCGTTAATGACCTCGTACAACCGACTGAACGGTATAATTAAACTCCCCAATCAGGTAGCTCATGAGCTTGTGAAATACAAAGTGTGGGACGGTAGTAAAATTACCTGGAACAGTCAGGGGGGCATCAAAAGCATTAACGGTAACCCGCTAATAAGCTCTTCCTTATTGGCGAAATCTCCCACCGACTGGTATGAGCAGGTGATGCTCCCCATATACCAGAAAATGCATCTTACCGAGGACCAGATACACCGGCAGAACGCCATGATATTCGGTCGAACCGGTAGCAAGATGTTTAACCTCATCGATAAGCAGTTATCGACGATACATCAATCCGGAGACCGCTTTGATCAGTCTCGCCATCTGCAGGCAACCTATGAAGCTGTACAGAAGACGTATGCTGGTAAGCAGATGGATCTTGATATTAAGTGGAAAAACTTTGAACTGGCGATGGGGCGTGACGGCGGGGCGATAGACCTTGCTACAAAGGGACTGAATCTGCTGGCGGACTCTCTGGAGCGAGTTACGAAATTTGCGAAAGAACACCCGGAAATCACGAAAATGACCGTCGATATTATCGCGGCAATTAGCGGGCTTGCGTTATTGAGTGGCGGGATCTTCGTTGTTGGACACGCGGCGGGCGCCATCATTAAAACATTCCGCGGGCTCTGGTTTGTTATTAATCTGCTGACAAAAGGGAGAGCGCTCGTTCTGTTGACTCAGTCTCTTTCTGGCCTGCGTGTGGCAGCAATATCAGCGACGAGCGAGGTTGCTGCACTCGCGGCTGGACTCTCTGCCCTGGAGTTAATATTAGGGCCGATTTTACTACTGCTTCCAACCAACAATACACCGACCACCACAGAGGAGATCAAGTCGATTGGTGATGTTGGTAATGAAAACCTCAGAAAAAACAGAGCTCGCTGGGCCAAGGAACACCCCGGCGTACCCTTTCCCTACGAACCGGGAAAAAGCGCGAATATTAGATTGGGTAACGGAAAAGTTGTGCAATTGAACAGCACTGTCAATCTTGACGGCAGGCCAATCCATCAGTCCACCACCACTTATATGCTTAAAGAGGCTCAACGTGCAGCACGTTCGACGCCGGGTACATTCGATCCAACTATGGCACCGCCGACCGTTGGCCTCGGGAGATAAATCATGTCACTTACACGATTAATCCTCACTCACTCTGTGACGGGGGAGCAGTTTACCTTTGCCCGCTACGAGCTACCGGAGCATTTGCCCTTTGGTGGTGGCCAGTCTCTGGTGGTCCACCGGCTGGTGGGGGGCGCAAAACAGATTGATGCCATGGGACCCGACCCTGAGCCGCTCACCTGGAGCGGCTTTTTTGTGGGTAACAATGGCCTCGGAAGGGCGCGCTATCTCGATGGTGTGCGTAAATCCGGCGTGCCGGTGAAGGTCACCTGGTCAGAGCTGAGTTTTCAGGCGGTGATAAAAAGCCTGACCTTTGATTTTCTGATGCCGTACCGGATCTCCTACCACATCACGCTGGAGGTGTCGCAGGATCTGACGAGCGCTGTTGATACGCCGCCGGGTCCGAGCCTGGAGCAACTGGTGTTTGATGATATTTCTACGTGTCAGGCGCTGGTGGACAGTCTGGGGATCCCCGAGTTGTCGGATGCCTTCGGTTCCCTGGTCGATACGGTACAGACAATCAATGACTTCAGCAACGACGTGATCGGCACGGTGAAAGGTGTGATGTACGAAATCCACGGCGTGCAGATGTGCGTCAGTAACCTGCTGTCATCCGCGACACTGTCCATTCAGCAGCTGTCCACGCTCGGCGGTGTGCTGCCAGGTAATACGCTGACGCGCAATATTCAGAATTTTGCGACGCAGAACACGGTGGTGGCGCAGACCGTCTCACTGCTTGCTATCACCAAAACGCTTGGCCGGGTGGCGCTGAACCTCGGGCAGATAGCCTCAAGCGAAAAAGTGGTGACGATGGCTGGCGGTGATTTGTATGCACAGTCGGCACGTTCATACGGGGATCCCATGGGGTGGGCATCAATTGCGCAGGCTAACGGCCTGACCGACCCGGAGATAAGCAGCGTGACCGATCTGAACATTCCGGCAGCGGGCAATAACAGCGGGGTGATACGTGGCTGATATTAATGATGTTGCGATAACGGGGGCGGTTCGTTATCCGCGCGGGATAGTTAAAATCGGCGGGCAGAACATTACCGGCTGGCGGTCACTGGAGGTGGTGAACAACGCACACCGCAGCGCAGATACGTTTCGCCTGGTCTTTGTGTCCTCAATGCTGCCGCCACAGCGAAACCTGCAGTGGTTCGCGAGCCAGAGAAAGATGGACGTGGAGGTATTCGCCGGTTTTCCCAAAGACCCGCAGCACTATACCGAAAAAGACCTCGACCGACTGATTCTGGGGCGCGTTGATGAACTGAGTCCTGATTTCCCCATGGGGACGCTGGAGCTAAACGGGCGGGACAACACTGCGCTCTTCATCGATACCAAAACCAGCGAGCACTTCGCCAACAAGACTGCAAGTCAGATAGCCGAAACGCTGGCAGCGCGCCACGGGCTGAAAGCCGTCGTGACGCCGACGACCCGCATGTCGGGAAGCTACTACCACAGCGATTTTGTGGATACCACCCAGCAGCAGAGCGAATGGGATTTGCTGAGCTATCTGGCGAACGTAGAGGGATTTGACCTGTATGTCAGCGGCAACACGCTGTATTTCACGCAGCGGGCGGCGCCGTCAGCTAATCACTATCTGATTCAGTGGACGCCCCCAGATCCACAGAAGGACTACGCCAGGTCGAACATCATTGACCTGCAGTTTTCCCGCAACCTGACCATCGCCAAAGGAATATCTGTTGAGGTCAGAAGCTGGAATGCTAAAGCCAAAAAGGGATTCAGCGCCTTCTGGCCGAAGCAGGGTAAAACCACACAGCCGGGTCAGTCCACATCACCAGCGCAGCGGTACCGCTATACCGTGCCTGGGCTCACACAGGAAGCCGCGCAGCAGCGGGCGCGGGCGATGTATGAGCACATTGTCAGCCACGAGATGCATCTTACCGCGGGGATGCCGGCGGATAACCTGCTGACGGTGGCGCAGACCGTCCGCGTGCTGGGAACACAGACGGATTTTGACCAGGTGTATTACCCGGAGAGCATTACACGGACGCTGAACGTAACGGATGGATACCGGATGAATATCACCGCCAAAAATACCAGTCCCGATCTGGAGATAACCTCATGATGAACCAGTTGCTCAACACTATTCGTGCGGCGGCACAGCAGGCGGGGCAGTCTGTTGCAACGACCCGGCAGGGGACGGTTACAAGCTACGACCCTGCAACCTACTCTGTGCGGGTGACGCTGCAGCCGGACAATGTGCTGACCGGGTGGCTGCCGCTGAAATCCCCGTGGGTCGGCAGCGGGTGGGGGCTGTTCTGTCCGCCATCCATAGGTGACCTGGTGGAAATTGACTATCAGGAGGGGGCTACGGGGTATGGCTCGGCTGGTTTACGGTTTTATAACGACGAAGACAGACCACTTCCCTGTCCGTCGGGTGAGTTCTGGCTGGTACATCAGTCCGGTTCGTTACTGAAATTTCACAACGATGGCAGCGTCGAGCTGGAGACTGCCGGCAATCTTAAAGAGACCGTAAAAGGGGATTATCACCTGACAGTGGAGGGCGATGCCACAACAGTAGTGAAGGGCAAACATACCACGACCGCACAGGTGATCGACCTTAACGGTGCGATCGGGCTGAACGGGCCAATTTCGCAGGCCGTCGCGGAAGGTGGTGATACCACAGCAACGCTTATTGGACCGCTGGATGTGAAAGAGGGGGCGACGGTCAAAGGCATTCAGGTTGAAACACACGATCACGAAGTGACGGGCGTGCAGGGCGGTGGCGACACGGTGAGAACGGAGGGACCAGAGTGAAGTTGATGGATTTAGACCATTACATGGGTGGGGATGTTGGTACGTCATCCTCCGGCGATCTGCAGGGCGTCACTGCCATTACCCGAAGTCAGCAGCGGGTCTTGCGCAGGCTGTTAACCAACCCCCGCTCGCCTGATGATGGCGGTGATTATCTCTTTCATGGTGATTACGGAGCCGGGTTGCCGAAGCGCGTTGGTGAGGTGGCGAATATTCCGGAGATTACTGCACTTATCCGGGGGCAGATGGCGCTGGAAGCTTCTGTTGCACAATCACCTGCGCCGGTCATCACGGTGAAGGCCATTCCCAACGGGGTATCAGTGTCAATTCGCTACACCGATGCTGAAACTCTGGAACCCGTGCTGCTTTCCTTTAACGTGAACAGGTGACTATGGATACAAAAGACTTTAATACGCTGGTCGCTGAGCAGGTGGCGGCCATTCAGGGAGGCAGCTCCAGTCTGCTGGATACCACTATTGGCAGTATTTTGCGTGCAGTGGTGGAAGCTTACAGTGCAGTGGCAATGTGGCTACAGAGCCTGGTTCTCAATTTGCTGGCGCTAACCCGGGCGGCAACGTCCTCCGGCGCAGATCTTGATTCGTGGGTCGGGGATTTCGGTGTGACACGTATCGGGGCGGAATATGCCGATGGTATGGTGCGCTTTGCCCGCTACACTGCCACCAGTCAGGCGGTGGTGCCGGTGGGGAGCATTGCCCAGACCCGTGACGGGTCACAGCAGTACAGCGTTCAGGCCGATGCCACGCAATCCACCTGGGATGCGTCCTTAAAGGGCTATGTGCTGCCACCGGGCATTACTTCCGTTCTGGTGCCGGTTCAGGCTCTGGTGGCCGGGGCTGATGGTAACGCCGTCGTTGGTGCCATTAATACCATTGGTAGTGCTATTCCGGGGATCGATACCGTCACCAACGAAACGGCGATTACCAGCGGCAGTGATGCAGAGACCGACCCGGAGCTACGCGCCCGGTTTATTCAGTACATCGCCTCACTGTCCAAGGCCACCAGAGGGGCTATTGGTTACGCTGTCTCTTCTTCGCGTGAAGGGCTGACGTATCAGCTCTTTGAGAACCAGAACTATGACGGCAGCGAACGGCTGGGCTTTTTCTTCGTGGTGGTGGATGACGGCTCAGGCCAGCCCACAGAGGCGCTGATTTCCTCGTTGTACAACGCGATCGAGGCTGTGCGGGGTTTTACCATTGTCTTCGCTGTCTTTTCGCCCGTCGTGGTAACGGCGGATGTGGTCATGAGCGTGACGACAGCACCGGGTTATGACCATGATGCGCTGGCGATTCAGGTCAAAGCCGCACTGGTGACACACATTAACGCTCTGGGGCTCGGTAATCCTCTGGCATATACCAGTCTGTCAGCCGTGGCGTATGGCGTATCGCCGGCCATCATCAACGTGACGGGGATTTTTTTGAATGGTGGCAGCGACGACATCGCCGTTGATGGTCGCCAGACAATCAAGGCCGGAATGGTGCAGGTGACATAATGGCGACAGGAGACAATAACGACCAGTTCAGGCGCCTGAAGCGTCTGATGCCGCAGTCATGGTTCGGCGATAATTCTGTGGTTATCGATGCCATCCTGCGGGGCTTCGCCAGCGTCAACGCGTCGCTGTACGCGCTTATTACGTATGCCAGGCTGCAGACCCGTATTAATACGGCCACCGATGGCTGGCTGGATATGATTGCCAGCGATTTCTTCGGGAATAATTTACCGCGACAGCCCGGGCGGTCGGATGACTCTTACCGGGCGTGGATAAAGGTGAATCTGTTCAGGGAGAAGGCAACACGCCGTGCCATTGTGCTGGTGGTGCGTGAACTCACCGGGCGTGACCCGCTGATTATCGAACCCGGGAACCCGGTTGATACCGGTGCGTATCGCAGCCCGAACTCAGGTTACGGTATGGCCGGCAGCTACGGTTCACTCAACATGCCTTATGAGGCGTTTGTGACAGTTTATCGCAGCGTGAGCGATGGCGTTTCCGATATTGCCGGCTACGGCATCAGCACCGCAGGTTACAGCGCCCCCTCCCGTGCGGTGTGGGTTTCCCGAAAAATGGCCGATGGCCAGTTGAGCGACTTGGATATATACGCCGCTATCGACAGTGTCAAAATGTGCGGAACCCGCGTCTGGGTTCGTATCCTGTAATCCCCCAAATCCACATTTCTACACAAACGGCCCTCAGTAGCCGTTTTTTTCATCCGGAGCAATAATGGACCGAAAAATAATCTACCCCGGCGCTATACCGCTGGAAAATGACCTGCTTGAAACAAACCGTTTTTCCATGGTGGGGCTCGCGAAGCTGGCTGAAGCTATCATGGGTACATCAACGTTTTTACACGGACTGGCGTGCAGGCCGACCAGCCCCGCCTCCATGGCGGTGACGGTAGGTGCCGGCGAAATCTACAGCCTGCAGAATGTGGATGATACGGCGTATTCCTCGCTGCCGGCGGACACCGCCCACAGCATCCTGAAGCAAGGGCTCCTGGTTGATACGATTACCCTGCCACTACAGGCACCTTCAACGAATGGTCTCAGCCAGAACTACCTGATTCAGGTGGCCTATGAGGACAGCGACACAGAAAACACTGTGCTGCCGTACTACAACGCCTCGAACCCGACACAGGCGTGGCATGGTCCGAATAACAGTGGTACTGCTCAGGGTACAGTACGTTCCGGCAAATGCATTGTTAAGGCAAAAGCAGGTATTGCTGCGACCTCCGGTACGCAGACCACGCCGGGACCGGATTCGGGTTACATCGGCGCATTTGTGGTAACGGTCACGGCGGGGCAGACTGAACTGACCAGCGCAAATATCATAATGGTCCCCGGCGCACCGTTTCTTCCCGCTGGTGGGCTGGTTGCAGGTATCCAGTCCTGTCAGATGACCTACGCCCGGGACTACGGTACCGTAAATGCCTATGCGGCAGACTTCACGCCGCCGGTAACGTCTCTGACGGACGGGATGCGGCTTACCTTTCTGGCCTCAGGTGCCAATACCGGAGCGTCGACGTTCTCACCGAACGGATTGCCAGCGGCTCCTGTATACAGTAATACCAGTACCGCTCTGACGGGAGGGGAAATTCTGTCGTCCGCACAGATTGAGGTTATCTGGAACAGCGCTCTGAGTGCCTGGGTGCTGGCAAACACCAGTAACGTACCTGATGCCACCACTGCGGAAAAAGGTATTGTGCAGCTCAGCAGCGCGACCGACAGCGACGACGAAACGCATGCTGCCACGCCGAAAGCAGTCAAAGCCGCTATGACGGCAGCGAATGGAGCGGCCAACACCGCTTATCCTGTGGGAGCACCTATCCCGTGGCCTTCGGACGCGATACCGGATGGATATGTTGCAATGCAGGGGCAAACCTTTACCGTAGCGACCTATCCAAAACTTGCCGCTGTTTATCCATCTGGCGTTTTCCCCGATATGCGCAGCCAGACCATTAAGGGAAAACCCGCCTCTGGTCGTGCCGTTCTGTCACTGGAGCAGGACGGTATCAAGTTGCACGGTCACACGGCAACGGCGGCAGCAACTGACCTGGGCACCAAAGCGACGACTTCGTTTGATTACGGCACAAAGAACGCCAGCACATTTGATTATGGTACGAAGACAACTAACACCACGGGTGCTCACGTTCATACCTACACAACGGACCACCAGACAGGCGCCCTTCGTGGTCCGAACGGCGGAGAAGACTCCTCCGGATTAGCTAATACCAGCAGCGCGGGGGACCATGCCCACACCGTCCCAATCGGCTCTCACACCCACACCATAGACATTGGTGCACACACCCATAATGTCGTAATGGGTTCTCACAGTCACACCGTCACCGTGGATGCGGCAGGTAATACAGAAAACACCGTTAAAAACATCGCACTTAACTACATTGTGAGGCTTGCATAATGACATTCAAAATGAGCGAAGAAGACCAGACCATCACTATTTATAACCTGCGCGCTGACACGCTTGAATTTATCGGGGCTGGCGATGCTTATATTCCGGCCCACACCGGACTACCCGCGCACAGCACCGATATTGAGCCACCATCAGCCCCGGCAGGCAGTGTTGCGGTATTCAGTGATGCAGATTCCACCTGGTCGCTGGTTGAAGACCATCGCGGTAAAACCGTATTTGATACTGAAACCGGCAATGCTGTATTTATCAGCGAGCTGGGTTCACTGCCGGAAAATACAACCTCACTTTCGCCGGATGGCCAGTACATGAAATGGGATGGCAGCAAGTGGGTGAAAGACGATGCAGCGGAGCGAGCTGCTGCCGTTGCCGACGCTCAGAATACAAAATCCAGCCTGATGCAGGAGGCCAGTAGCACGATAGCGCTCCTGCAGGATGCAGTCGATCTCGATATGGCTACCGATGACGATATCCAGTCACTGACGGAATGGAAAACGTATCGCGTGCTGTTGAGTAGGGTTAACCCGGAGGATGCACCAGATATCGACTGGCCGGAAAAACCGAACTAA